GGAATCAAAGCCTCGGGCGGTAGTTCCGGCAGGCCAGCGCCTTTAAGTATCTCGTTCTGTACCGCAGGTGAGAGTGTCTCCATTTTGCCTGACACGTTCAGGCCAGCACGAACCGTAGGCGGGGGCGGTGCGCTCATCTGCTGATGAGCTTGCTGCGCTACCAGTACATTCTCGAATCCGAGCGGAATAGCCAACTTCTTTTCCTGCCCGCCAGGACTGACCAGCCATTGCCGCATGAAATCCGCGACAAACATATGGTCGTCATACTGATCAACCGGGATAGAGGGCTGTGGGGCACCATCTGGGCCGGGGATTGGCTCGCCCTTCAGAAGTTCCTGTATATCGTTAATGGTCTTGGCCTTCTGGTTCTCGTAGGTGCTGTGGTGATTCGGGAGTTGCAGAAGCTCAAGGTTTACATCAAGATTTATCGGGTCAAGCAGGCTGAGGGCTTGCTGCACTTCCGGTTTCGCCTCGTGCAACAGCGAATATAGTTTATCGGCCTGGTCCGTAAACGACATCGGAATACCATCGTCGGCTTCAGCATGGTATCCATCCTCCGCGAGGCTCGCCAGATCCACTACCGTGGTCTGGAACCCGAATGCCGTCCGCTCCTGCTGCTTGATCTGCCCGGTACCATAGCGCGCCCGCTGCCGCGTGGAGTTCTCCGCGACCGTTTCCCAGAATTCGCCCTGCTCCATCGCTTGCGGGCTCAATTGATTGAGGGCCTGATCTTTTCTCTGCTTGGCTTCGCGGTAGGTCTGTGTGGCTTGGCCGCCCCCAGACAGCTCCGGGCGGATTCCCGTAATGTCCTGTTGAAAGGCCCGGAATAATGAAAACAGAGGGACTAGCTGATCGGACACCTTGGCTGGAGGGATCTGGGCAATCATTTTCGTGATGTCGGTGCCCATGGGTGTCATCGTAAAAATCATCTCGTTGGGCAGCGCTTCTTTCTTAGCTACGCTGTTCCGGTCGAGCAACATCTGATCCACGATTGTTTGGGCTATGCCCCGCAGCACCGTCTCAATCGCAAGGTTTCCGAGGTCGTTGATGGCCCGCTGAATCGGCACAGAGTCACTACAGAGAGGATCGTCCAGAATCTTCTCGCCTCGGCCTGTCTTGCATACCGCCCACACTTCCGATTTCTTCTCGCCCTTGATCTCGACCGGGATAGACCCCACCTTGCCGACCTTCACTCCATCGGGGAATTGCCGCTTAAACACCTCGCGAGCGGATTTATCCGTGATGGCTTCAAATAGATGCGGGTCTGCCCATGCCTGACGAAATCGCCACTCTGACGACTTCCGGGGCGTTCCCTGGCCGGAGGCACCGGCTACCGAGTCGCGCGCTTCGGCGGCAGCCGTCGCGTTAGAGTCCATATCCTCATCGGGCGGGTCCGCTTCGCGAAACTCCTCTAGACGGGGGAACCGGCTGATCAGGAGCCACTTCGACTCCATGAACTGGTAATCCAGCCAGCCCGGATCGGTCAACGACTTCATTCCGAACGGCACCGTAACCTCAAGCACCGAGCAGATGTGAAGCTCTACGTCGCCGTTGTCGTATGTGGTGGGCTCACCCGGTACAGGCATCGGGAGCACGCTACCGTCAGGTTGCGGCACTTCCTCAACCTGGATATTAGGCTCTGTGGTTGAGCCGTACTTCTGCCGGTCCACGACGAACGGGGTATAACCGAAGCAGGGGCCGGTGGTGTACTGGTGGAACGCCAGAACCCGCTGCTTGGCGTCTGCTCCGCACTCCTCCCAAAAATCCGCGACTACCGCGCCGGCGTCTTTCGCCTGCTTGATATTCTCGGTGTCCTCCATGTCATCCGCCACCATCTTGACGCGTGGTGCCGAGGCTCCCATCACGGCTACGAACTTCCACAGATCCCCGCCCAGAACGTTGATGGGATACGCGAATGCGACTTGCGCGCCGGTTTCATCTTGATCCGAAAACGACTCGACCGAGACGTAATCGATGATCTCGGCGCCGTTACCGTCAGATGCGAAGCCCGGCGCAATGAATTGATCGCCCCGAACCATCCGCCAGTTGTACCGGGCTTTTTTCAGTTGAACGAGGCGCTCGTAATCGAAATGCTGGTCCCGGCAGGCTTTGAGAATCTCGTCGATTGGTCCTCCTGGCGCGCCGTAGCGCTTCAGGATTTCCTCGGGCGTTAACGCCTCTGGTGCGGGTCCAAGAGGTTGAATTAGGTTACCTTATGAATCCGTTGCTCGAATTCCTTAATCAGCTTGTCGGTCTGGTGCAGCACCGCTTGCGCGGCGGTCATGCGTGGTTCGCTCTGACCTGGATCTTTCGCAGCCATCGACGCCGGCAGTTTCATGGAATCTGGAAAGGGAGCGATGCCGTACTTCCGCTGATACTCCACGTTAATGAGAAGATGGAGAGCCGAGCTTTCCGCAGCGCGGGCCGTCTGCATTGCCTCCCACAGGCGAGCCCGGTCATTCAGCGCAGATTCGAGGCGATCTTGCAACAGAAGTGTATCGGTTTGGGCACGCTGAAGCTCTTCGATCAACCGCTGAACGCATGGAAAGAAAGAGAGAATACGCAGCATCATATCGATGACGAACTCACGTCAGACCAGTCCCACTCGCAAGGCCCGCTCCCCTGCTTGGCTGACTGGAAAAGCGATACCTCAGAAAACCCGAACACCCACAGATTCACGGTCTCATCCTCGTTGACAGCCTGCACGATAGCTGGAACCGCCACACAGTGAAACGTGCTGCACTGCTGGTTGACGCGCATCTCCTGAAAGACGACGACGCGCCCGAGCGTGGGATGCGTCAGGTTGTGAACGCTCAACTCCAGCCTTTCCACAGGTGGGGATCGGGGAGACGCCACCAATGATCCAGCGTGACGAACTGCTGATGAGAAGTGAACGGGTCCCAATCAGTCTTGATCGCTCCGCAACGGCGGCAATACGCCACCTCGATACCATCGGCGCAGCCCTCCAAGATATCCGCCGCTACCATCTCACTAGGATGCCCGCACCGCCGCTGAAGCATGGCGAGTAGCCAGTCTTCAACGCGCCGGCGCATCTTAATAGTCGCCCTCGGGCTCCGCGCCCATCGGCTGTTCCATGCCCATGCCGCCGCCGGCAGACGCACGCCCCAAACATTCCGCGACAGCACCGAACAGATCAGCCGCGAACGCCTTGGATTGCGAAGAGTCCATGCCATGAGCCTCACCAACTGCGGCTATATCCGCTACGAGCTTGGCACCGTAGTCGTCAGAGTCGCTGTCACCCTCGGACATCTCAGCTACAGGCGGCTCATCCATCGTTGGCGCGGCCTTGAGACGATACGCTGGCGCTCCGTTCATCGGGTCATTGCTCATCGGGGGCTTGGCTGCCGCCTGCATGGGCGGTTTCTTGGGCGCGTCCAATGCTTCAGGCTCGTCGGGTTCTTCACCTAACCCCGGCTTTTTCTTTTTTATTCCAAACGGATTCATAGACTGCTCCTCACTTCTGCCAATGGCGCGGACTACCGCTACGCGGTGCCGTAGCGCTGCCTCCGCGCTGCGGGTTCTGCTTCCCGTACAGCGCTTCCTGCTGGCGCTGCATCTGAATCAGCCGATTGATATCGGTGATCGGCGCTCCCGTGACTTCCTGGTGCTGATCCTGCGCCTTCTGCATACGTTCCGCGACCCAGTATGCGCGAGGCATCTGCGCCGCGATCTCTTTATAGGCGATTGTTCCGTACCTGGCGGAGTCGAGCGCGTCATTACCGCCAACTCCGTCTTCCGCATCAACTACCATCACATCCTCGTGCTTCGGTCCTTCCTCGTGCACCGACTCCCGGAGACACCGGTCGAGTTCCCGGCAGACCTTCCAGATATGGAGCATGGGCAGCACTTCCGGCTTACGCGCAGCATACTTGGCTAATTCGGCTTCATACGCAGCTTGCCCGCTACGCTGAAACAGAGCAGCCAAGTGCTGCGCGTCCGGAGGCGTCTGCGCGACGATTGGGCGGAACCGCAACAGATCGCGCATATACGAAAATCCCGCAATCCGATCAGTCGCGGCTTTGCGAATCAAGATGCAGACCTTGCCTGCCTGCGCCTTGCGCCTGAACTCGAACGCCAGTTGAGCCGCCTTCTCGTCGCGCGCGGCGAGCTGCCGCTCATCCTCGTTGTAATGCAGCAAAAAGGCACCGTAGGGACCTAGGACGGACTTTATGCCGGCTTCGATCTGTTCAGCACGAGTCTTAGGCTCGTCCAGCTTGCTGAACGCATCCGGAGACAGGTAAATAGTGACCTGGTGGTCGGGAAGTCCGTCGAGATCTGGCGCCCACCAGTTGGCCAAGATGCTGCCCATCTCAAAGCTACCGGTCTTCCGCAGCATCAACTCGTCATATATATGGATACGCCCGTCGTGATCATTTCGGCAGTACTTGTGCCACGCAGCCGGGTGATCGTAGCCCCAATCTCCCGATCCCCACCTGTACCACCACGGCTTCAACTCCACCGGGTCAACCAGATGCCTGGCCCATGGGAACTCCGTAGCCTCTTGCTCTCCGATTGGTCCATGCGGGCGATAGTCGCGGAAGTACAGGCCCCCGCTCGCGTGCCAATCGCCGTCAATCCACTGCGCGCGCGTCACCGGGTCCTGTGCCTGTAGCATCCCCCAGTATTCGGTATTGTTGGCGAGGTAGGGATTGTCTTTCAGTCCAGCCGGAATGAAGATGCGCCAAAGTTTGGTCACCGGGTCCTGCATCGGAGTGTTCCACGGAATCAGTTGACCACCGCTGTATACGTCCACAAAGCGGTTCGTCACCCACGGAGCGCCGGGCCCGTCCGGATTCGTCGTGCTGACAATCTGTGTCCGAAGTTTGGGGAACATCTTGCCGTTCCGCATCCTGGGCTTAGAACGCAGAGAACCGAAGAGCTTAATGTACTGGCTGAGCTTTTTAATGCGGGTCAGTTCTTCAATACCGATGCGTGTTAAATTCCATCCCCTGTACTTGTTATATGCTTCGTCACTTCCCAAATGATCGGTATAAATCTTTGCTGAACTACCGGGAAACGTGAGGATCACCGGATTATCCACCGGCTTAACGCCCAGGTGCCGGTATGCCTCGATTGCCTCTTCGATAAAATCGCGCATGTCCTGATAGCGTTCTCGCAAAAACAGGCCGCGAAAATCAGGATCATTGAGAAAGGACGCCCGCGCAGGGTCGTCTTCCGGTAAACTCGGGTCACCACCAACCATCCACGCGATCAGGCCAGCTGATTTCCCCCCACCGCGCCGCCCACCATAGGCGATCTCATCGCAGGGGCAAACTTGCAACCACGTTTGCGGACCAGCATTGGACTCCCAGTACGAACCATCGGGAAACTCCATTCGAACTTGGGCTTCAGGATCATGTAATAGGCCCAGTTCTTGTATCCAAAAGGGGAGAGGGGGCGCACTCGACGGCTCAACGGCTGGAGTCACTTAGGATTTTCTTCTGGCTTCCCGCGCTGCGCTGGTACGCTCGCGGCGTTGTTCCGGTGACAGTGCTGCCCAATGATCATGACTGGACTGCGCCACCTTGGGGAGCAGAAGAGCGCGACCGCTCGTACAGATGCGGTCTAATTCGCGCATTCTAGAGCAGCACTTCTCGGCAGTTCGGTTCAATGCTTTCTCGGAAAGACTTTTTTGGCAGGAGCGGGCTCATCAGCTTCGAGAACAGGCGCAGGCTTTGCGGGCTCCGCGTGTTCCGTTTTCGGAACAAAAAATGTTCGTCGCTCAGCTACTGCAGGTGCAGGTTCCGGTACAACCGGCTCATCGATGACGGCCGGAACCACCATGCTGCCGTTCTCGAACGAATAGCCAGCCGCGATCAACTCGCGCTCCAGCGGGTCCAGGAAGGGCAGTACCACAGCATCGCGCTCTTCCTGATTGGCTGCACGGTTGTACCGCAGTGTGGTCAAGGCGCGCCATAGACCAGCTTTTGTGAGTATTTCAGTATTCATGCGGTTCTCCTTTTTGCTTTATCACTTTAAGTGCACTGCTGCTTTGATGCTGTTTTCAGACGGTGATGCTTTTTTGTCGCCCTTGCCGGCGTCGAACCACACGCTGGACTCAGCCGCGTAGTTGGCTAGAACGTCCAGCAATTTGGCCAACTGCGACGCTTCCTCACGCGAGAAAGTGCGGGTCTCGCCCGCGTATGTCATTTCAGCCTTTTCCGCCGAGATACACGATTGCAGATCCAACTTCTCGCCGATGATCTTCTCTCCTTCAAGCCGCCCGATCATCAGATCCCAACAGAGTTCTCCGTCTATCACGTTGTAATGGATGCCGACCAACGTTTTAATCCTCTGGGCGGGTTCTTCAGAAAACACCGCACAGCAGAGAAGAGAGAGAGCAGCCAACTTCATCAGCATCACTTTTCCCCGTACATCTTGCGCTTTTTTGGCTTCGGCGGTGCCTTCGGTTTGGCGAGCATAGCCCGGTACGTCATGGCTTAAGCGTCTTTGGCGTCTTTGGCGTCTTTGGCGTCTTTGGCGTCTTTGGCG